GCTTGACGTGGGCCTTTGCTTTCGCTATTGAGCTCAAACCAAAGTATATCACTTTGTATCTGTAGTGCCTGCGGTAACTGTGGCTGTTCACAGTCAATCTGTTCTATGTGCTGTCGTACTGTTGTGATACGAGCTGATTGATTATCATCCCAGAAGCTGGGGATCATATTCATAACAGAAGCACAGCCTGTTAATGATAGAACTAATAATATAGTAGCGAGTCTTTTCATAGTATAGTATTTACACCTTACGTAGAGAATGAGGGGATATTAGACAGTCAATGCTGCTGTCCAAAATAGGCCGAGGTTAATTCACGAAGCTGCTCGAAGAGCAGCGCGAAGCGCAAAAATTTTCAAGGGGTTATAAAAGATTAACAGCTCAGTTAATTATATATAGCAGTCTCGTTCTTTAACGATCAATCCGCTTTCCATTAACAGTACTTGTGTGATTAATTTTGAAGGAACATAAAAGTGTATGCGTCCTACTGCTCCTACGTGTGCTGCTCCATTGTGGTCCTGCAGTAGTTGCCATATACGATCAGGATCTATAGTACAGTAGTATGGATCGTAGACCACACAGTATGTGGTGATTTGTTCTTTAAACACAGTTCGCTCCCGGGTTATAATGATACTTATCTCTGGTCTGCAAATTTTGCATACTCGACAGTTAACCGTTAAATAACGATATGGACAAGTCGACACATAAAGTAATCGAACTGATAGTAATGGATGAACTCTACTACTCAGTACTACTGTTACTGACCTGTGCCTTTTGCTTTGGCATGGGTATGATCGCTGGTATACTATACTGTAGGTTAATATGACTAAGACGACTCGCTTACACTTGACTGTATACGCAATACTATTAGCACTGGGTAGCTTTGAAGCTGTGCTACTATACTACATATACAAAGGCCTAGTATAGACTATGCTTAAGACTGTATACTACCTTGTGCATAAGGATACTCAAGAACGTACACGCTACTATCGTACTCGAGCTGGCGCTCGAATCGCCCAACGTGCTCGTAACTCGCACTTGGGCTTTACACTTCGTGTAGAGAGAATAGAGCTATGGGACAACTTGGAAGCAGAACAGTGTCAAGATAGTAGTGGGAACATAGTAACAGCAACTTACTGTATAGTAGAAGATACTATAGAGCAAGAAGATTCCTTACTGAGCTAAGAAGCACATAAACACTGGGGTTGCGAGCGATGAATAAGATTTGGGTAATAGTGATAGCGTATGCTGTATTCGCTATAGGCTTTATCGTGTTAGTCATATGGGACTATAATAAAAAACGATAGATAACGGCTCAGTAAGTGTACAAAAGTGTGATTTACTGACCCCCGAAGTGCGTATAGGCCCCGCTGCGCAGGGTACATGACTGCGTACTGTGTAGAAAAGTAGTAAAAAGTGTGAAAAAGTGTGTATTTGTGTGATGCCTCATAAGCCATTGACCAAACTTTCTCAAAACTCTGCTCAAACCTACCTTAACCTTGCTCAAACGAAGCATCTTCCACCATTCTTCCACGGCTCCCTGACCGTAACTCCACCGCCTTCCACCATAATCCACTGCCTTCCACCGTAGAGGTAGCGTAGTAGACTGTATACCGTATGGCTACAGTAGGCCCCGCTGCTAAGGTTATGCGTATACGACAAGTTCTACTATACACTATAGTAAATATACTATATGATCACAGTAGAAGCCGCACTCGTACCTTTATACACAGTAGCAGCTCAGTATGAGTATAGACTCGCATACGTACACACTAACTGTGACTATGCAGTAGATCCCTTGTTAAAAACTCCTGCGAACCAATTTGTTTTGGATAAGACCCTTAACCGTTGTGCAAATACAACAGGCCCCGCTGCGCAATAATATATAAATATCTCTTGACTTAGTCTAAGAGAGGTAGTATAATATACATTATGACAATTAGCACACAACCAGAATACAATAACGAAGAAGAAGCGGAAGTAGCGCAGATTCTCGATATTACACGTAACCTTGCTGCGGTAGCTGCTGTTCAAGAGGCATTGGCCAAACAGCGACTTCAACCATCACTGGAAGAATGTGAGGACTGTGGCGAGGATATTCCCAAAGAACGCCAGATAGCTTCTAAAGGATGCACACGCTGCATACACTGTCAAGGACTATACGAACGCAAGAAAGCAGGATACTAAGGTGACACTTCCCGACGAACGATATCGCAGCATAGCGCAGACACAGAGGTTTCTCTTGAGATTGCTGACTACTCCAAGAGTTCCCAGAGCTGTTAAGGATGAAGCACGTGGTCTGCTGCGGCACTATCCCACGGACTATGACATGCAGCAGCTGGAACGTGCTGCGCCCCATGTTGTACAGCAGCGCATGGAGCCCGTACATCGCATGATAGCAGCTTATACAGCAGCGACACCTGAACACGCGGACGATCACGAGGGTTCAACACTAGATTAAGCAGCACAAGGGCCCCTAGCTCATGTTGGTTAGAGCAGTGGACTCATAATCCATTGGTGCCGTGTTCGACTCACGGGGGGCCCACCATAACAACGTGGAGAACAAGATGATCATAGAGATCGCAACAGCAGCAGCAATGTATCTAGCAGACGCTACAGCAGCAGAATCAGATATACCCCCAATGAAGCCACGTGCAGCACAGCGGGTACAGCAGCAGGATGTTGACCCGATGGCAGCTATGTGGGATCCTAATTGGATCAGCTCAGTGACACCGGTGAGAGACCGTGAGCGGAAGAGCGGAAGTGCCACAGCAACCAATCCAAATCTTGGGGGTTCAAAAGGCAGTGTGGCATCTAAGCCACACGCTAGATCAAACTAGGGGTTGACCTTTTGGCTGTTTGATGCTATACTATATGCATAGTAAGAGATTGGAGCGAACAATGTCACGTAAACCCAGAACAGATCGTAATCATATCATATATGAGATCGTTACCCCTCAAGGTAGCTACATAGGCGTTACTGCCAAAACCCAAACCACAGTACTAAAGAGCCTTCGTGCTAGAGCAGCCAAGCACTGGTATCGCGCTCGCACAGAGAGCAAGGACTGGGCCCTATGCCAGTATCTGCGCACACTGGAGGACAAGACCCAGATCGACATACGTATGCACGAGATGGTCAGAGGTAAAGCAGAAGCACACACACGTGAGCGCGAGCTGATCCGTTTATACAACCCAATTTTAAACACAGACAAGAGAGGTATGTAATGGGAACACCTTTATACATGGAACTAAGTGATGCCTGTAAGTTCGTCACAGAGTATGCAGACATTCACACTGGGGGCGATGTGCTCGCTGGGCTCAAAGACATGGAGGCCTGTTGGGACGATTTGGACAAGGCTGATCGTGTGGCCTACACCATGTTTATGAAGGCGGGCCGTGCGATGTTTGCGCCGGTTGACAGCCCTGAAGAATGATGCTATAATATACACTTACACTAACAAACATAGGAGCGACTTATGTACGATATCGTAAAGAACCCAATCCCAAAATCGGGCCTTTGGGTAACCCCTGAGAACTTCGAAGAACTCTACGCTATGGTAGAGCAATACACAGGCGAGCAGAAGGCCCTGGCCATGCACATCATGATGTTGACCCTGAATGCCTGCAACAAGAGCGTAGAGGACAACATTCTATCTAAGGAGATCTTCGCACAATGAGACACTATACTACACTGGCAGAACTGGACCGTGATGGGTTCAACGTGATCGTAGACAAGACTTGGGAAGATCTACCCCTGGAAGACCTCTTTGATACCAGCATTAATCCAGACACTAACCAGCCCTACTACGACATCCACAAGATGTATGCAGACATAGAGCTTGGGGAACTGGACTACTTCATGCTCAGAGTCCGCGCAATGCACGAGGACGTGGAACTTGCTGTGAGCTATGTAGGGGGCTTCTTATACGAGGATGCCTCAGAGGTGCTTCGCGATGGTACAGCAGAAGACTTGATCTGGGAAACAGTTGAAGAAGCCAAGAAGCGAGTACCCACACTGATAGAAGGGTTAAGCAAATTAGTGGTTGACAAACTGACTGTTTGATCGTATAATAGACACTTACACACACTTAATAGGAGCGAACACTATGGGTACCAGAGCACTTACTTTCGTCTACGACGGCAGCACACCAATTGTTAACATGTACCGACAGTACGACGGCTACCCCAGTGGACACGGTCTTGAGCTTGCAGAGTTCCTTACACGTGGGCAACTGGTTAACGGGCTGCGAGGCAATGATGAAGCCAGCTTCAACGGCATGGGCTGCTTGGCAGCAGCAATGGTGGCCAACTTCAAAGAGACACCGGGCGGCTTCTATATCTACAGCGTAGAATCTACAGAGTGTGGGCAGGACTACGAGTACCACGTATACCAAGTTGAGGATACGATCCGGGTTCGCGTTACCAATCGTGGCTGCAACATGTTTGGGCTCACGATGAGCGATACCAACGACAACATCTTCGACGGTACGGCCGTGGAGTTCCTCGACTACTGCACAGCCAAGGTTGTGGCAGAATAACAACAGAGCAAATAGGGGTTGACAACAGCCCTATTTGATCGTATAATAGAGACTTAAACACACACAGGAGCGAGCAATGCCAGCATTAATTCAAATCGTAGAGGGTAGCTACAAAATTCGTGGCTCAGACGTTAGCCTCGCAGGGTGCCGTTTCGAGCTCGTAGAGGGCTATAAGACAGGAGCCCAAGGTGGCTATGTTACTGTCGACGGTGCATCAGTATACCCGCCCAACGCAGGTATCCCTGATCGTTCAATCCGTATCAAATGTAGCAATGCCCAGAGCTATACAGTAGTATCGGGCTCCGTATCAGCTTCACCCGTAGGAGATAAGAGCTTGGAACAGATCAAAGTAGACGACGCTGTAGTAGCTGACGAGACGGATGAAGAGATTGTAGAACGACTGCGTCTGCGCTTTGAAGTACTTAAGGACATGACTAAGGCAGTCAAAGAAGGTACCGTTCGTGCTATGATTGTTACAGGCCCTCCGGGTGTGGGTAAGAGCTTTGGTGTTGATGAAGTACTGAGCAAGGACGACTTGTTCAATACATTGGGTCAGCGTAAGCCTAAGTATGAGATCGTTAAGGGTGCTATGAGTGCCATTGGATTGTATACTAAGCTCTATCAGTACAGCGACAAGGGTAATGTTATCGTATTCGATGACTGTGACTCAGTGCTGTTAGATGATCTTAGCTTGAACATCTTGAAGGCAGCTTTGGACACTTCTAAGAAGCGTACTATTTCTTGGAACACTGACAGCCGTATTCTGCGCAATGAAGGCGTGCCAGACAAGTTTGAGTTCAAGGCGGGTGCTATCTTTATTACTAACATCAAGTTCGAGAATGTCCGTAGCAAGAAGCTTCAGGATCACTTGGCAGCTCTTGAGTCACGCTGTCACTATGTGGATCTGCAGATGGACACAGAGCGTGAGAAGTGCCTGCGTATCAAGCAGATCGTACAAGACGGCATGTTAGACAGCTACGAGTTCGAAGAGTTCCAGCGTGATGAGGTTGTAGACTTTGTCATGGCTAATCGCAACAAGATGCGCGAATTGAGCTTGCGTACAGTTCTTAAGGTAGCAGACTTGCGTAAGAGCTTTGTTAACAACTGGCAGGCAATGGCTGAAGTAACTGTTATGAAGAGAGGTGCTGTATGATAGACGGACCAATGAAGACGTGCCAGTTTATTGGCGCAGAGCAGAAGGAGTGGCCCTACACCTTCTGTGGGCAGAAGAGCATCACAGGCAAGAGCTATTGTGCCGAACACTATCACATAATGTATCGTAAGGGATCCAGCAGCACGGGTGCCAAGAAGATGGAGAAGTTGATAGACAAAGAGTTGGCAGACTTAGAACTGCAGAAGTTGATTGCCGAACAAGATTCAGATATGGAGAAATCGTATGTTTAAAACATTAGGAACATTAGGAGCATTGGCGTTTATCATTACGCTGTTGGCTCTCGTAATTCTTGGCCCATGGGTGGTAATTTGGGCATGGAATACCTTGTTCGGACCTGTGTATACAATTGGCTACACATTCTGGACTTGGCTTGCCGTCCTGATCATTGGGGTGTTTATTCGCTCTGACGTGAAGGTTACCAAAAAGTCTTAATTTGGTAAAGTCGTAGTTGACGATATCAAATTAAGATCTTATAATAGTAATACGCTGTTAACAAACAGCCATATAACAAAGGAAACTTAAATGAAACGTATTTCTAAAAATACCAAGACTTTTAAAGTCTTTAACGCACTCTACAATGGTGCTTCATTAACTGCATCACAGGCTGAGAAACGCTTTGGTGTAGGTAACTTGGCTGCTGAAGCTTCACGTATTCGTCAACATGGTTATGCCGTGTATGCGAACTCACGTAAAGCTGGCAATGGTGTTCAGGTAACTGAATACGTAATGGGCAAGCCATCACGTGAGATCGTTGCTCTTGGCTATGCGGCTAAGGCAAAAGGCTTGACTTTAGAGACTATCTAAGGTACCGTTTCAAACAGACAAGCCGATTCGCTCCCGGGGCGTCTTTTGAGGGTGTTGTAGAAATACAACACCTTTTTTCTTGACCGGCACTCCTCCCACTTTGAAATCTACTGTACGAAGTTAGGCTCATTGTGCGTCAATCTGGGGTTGACAAATTGGATACATAGTGTTATAATAGACACATACTAAGAGATTAGGAGCGAGAATGCAATTCACAGCAGATCAAGTATGGGGTGCCGCGGTAGCCGCAGATCGTATCAACGGTGGCTATATCAAAGAGCCTGTCTACTCACGTAATCTCGATGTCATCGAGAAAGAACCCAACAAGGCCATAGTCAAACGCTGGCTCCGTGAGAACTCATTTGGGGCCATCACTGAAGCGGACATTGAGCAGGGTCGTACGATCCGTCACTATTTCAACGGGCTGCTGTTGAAGGAGCTCTCCGGGAAGATCAATGACTTCGAACGTCAGGCCTTGAAGATCGCCCAAAAGGACGAGTTCACGGGTCGCGATATGTTGGACTTTGCCATCATCAGCTGCTTACCAGCTGCTATGCTGCGTGATCAGGCTCGCAAGGAGCTAGACAGCGATATCCGTAGCTCCACCCAGCTGACGGCTGCTGTAGGGGATAAGATCCAGGGTGAGATCCACGTGGTCAAGAGCTATTACTCCAAAGACTATAACAAGTTCCGCATCACAGCCACCCTCGGGGATTCCTACGTGGACTTTTGGTTCAACAATGCCCTTGAGGGCCGTGTGGGTATTAAGGCCAAGGTCAAAAGCCAGCGTGGCGATAATACAACACAGTTAAATTTTGTGAAAGTAACCGGTTGACAGTAGAGCACTTTGGTGTTATACTTATGATACTGAGAGATTAATTGTTTCACCCTAACTTAAAGCGAGGTCTTATATGAGTGATGTTTCCGTCCGCCAAGTTGGTCCTAAGTCGGCTAAAAAGGCAATCCGTAAAGCAATTGAAAAACGCCGTCCAGTGTTCCTTTGGGGCCCTCCTGGAATCGGTAAGAGTGACATTGTCAAACAGATTGGCGATGACACAAACCGCGAAGTCATCGACGTTCGCTTGGCCCTGTGGGAACCTACAGACATCAAAGGTATCCCCTATTACAACAGCGATGCAGGCGCAATGGTTTGGGCTCCTCCAGCAGAGCTCCCAACAGATCCAGAGTCTACAGCAATCATCTTCTTAGATGAGCTGAACTCAGCACCCCCAGCAGTTCAAGCGGCTGCCTATCAGCTGATCTTGAATCGTCGAGTAGGCACCTATGTTTTGCCTAAGGGTGTTGACTTGGTTGCCGCTGGTAACCGCGAAGGCGATCGTGGCGTGACATATCGTATGCCCAGCCCGTTGGCTAACCGCTTCGTTCACTTGGAAGCCAAAGTGGACTTTGATGACTGGCAAGATTGGGCTACTATCAACAAGATCCATCCAGAGGTTGTTGGTTATGTAGGCTTTGCCAAGCAGGACTTATACGACTTTGATCCAAAGAGTTCCTCTAAGTCATTTGCAACTCCACGCTCTTGGTCCTTCGTGAGCGATCTGTTGCAGGACGATGACACAGACTCAGAGACCTTGCATAACTTGATCGCAGGTGCGATTGGTGATGGCTTGAGCGTTAAGTTTATGGCTCACCGTAAGATCGCAGGTCGTATGCCTAAGGCTACAGAGATCCTCGACGGTAAGGTTAAAGACTTACAGATCAAAGAAGTGTCAGCGATGTATAGTTTGACAGTCTCTTTATGCTATGAGTTGAAAGACCGTGCAGAGAAGAAGGCTAAGGGTTGGGACGATATGGCGGATACATTCTTCCGTTATATGATGGATAATTTCCCAACTGAGTTGGTAGTGATGGGTGCAAAGACAGCCCTTACCAACTATGACTTGCCGTTGGATGCAACGAAGATGAAGAGCTTTGACGAGTTCCATAAACGCTTCGGCAAGTAT